TGAAGTCTCGAATAAACTGATCAGTCGTTTCACCCACACTGATCGCAACATCCAATACTTTATTGCTCTAGAGAAAAAATAGAAGGAAACCATATTCATGAATGAAGCACAATTTCTCGAACTTGGTGCTAAGGTCTCTCGATCTTCCATCGCTATTATTGATGCAATCTCTCAACGAGGTGCATTCAAAGGTGAAGAACTTTCTACTGTTGGACAGCTTCGCGATCAGTGTGTACAATTGGTACAGCAGGTAGAAGAACGCCAACAAGAAATGGATGATGAAGAGGACGAAGAATAGTATGGATTGGCGCGAAGAATATACGCTAGAGCGTATTACATATGATCCTGATGGTAACGTAGACAATCGTGTCTATCACACCTTCACCGCTGAAGAACTCAGCGAACTCCTCGACCAATTTACCTACTTTCTGATGGGTTGCTCTTACACCTACGTAAAAGGTTTGCAGCCTGTAAAAGATTAATCTGTTTACATTAACCTCTAACTGTGATACAATCCAACCTTTACTAATGAAGTAGGACACTATATAATGAAAGATGATTTTCTCTGGGTTGAACGTTACCGTCCAAAGAAGATCGAAGATTGTATTCTCCCGGAGTCACTGTCTGACACGTTCAAGCAGATGGTGGCTTCGGGAGACCTTCCCAATATGCTGTTTACGGGTACTGCTGGTCTTGGTAAGACTACAGTAGCCAAAGCATTGTGCAATGAACTTGATCTGGATTGGATTCTGATCAATGGTTCTGAAGAAGGTAATATTGACACTCTTCGCAGTAAGATTAAACAGTTTGCATCCTCTGTATCCCTAACTGGCGGATACAAGGTGGTTATCCTTGACGAGGCTGACTACTTGAATGCACAATCATTCCAACCAGCTCTTCGTGGATTCATCGAAGAGTTCTCTAGCAACTGCCGGTTCATTCTCACCTGTAACTTCAAGAATCGTATCATCGAACCACTGCACTCACGCTGTGGTGTCTATGAGTTTAACACTAATAAGAAGATGCTTGCCGAACTGTCTATGCAGTTTATGAAGCGACTAACCACAATTCTAGAACAGGAAGGTATTGAATATGATAAAAAAGTACTGGCTGAACTTATCATTAGGTTTGCGCCTGATTGGCGTCGGGTTATTAACGAGTGTCAGAGATATTCTCTCGGCGGTCGTATTGACACTGGCATTCTTAGTCTTCTTTCCAATAGCTCTGTTAATGACCTTATTGGATATCTCAAGGCCAAAGACTTCAAGAAAATGAGAAGCTGGGTAACGAACAACATAGATACTGACGCTTCCAGTATATTCCGGAAGATTTACGATACTATGTACGACACTATCCAGCCTAACAGTATTCCTCGCACTGTTCTGATCCTTGCTGACTACCAATACAAGAATGCTTTTGTGGCTGACCATGAATTGAATGTTGTAGCTTGCTTAACAGAACTAATGGCGGAGGTAGAATGGAAATGAAACACCAACTGACAGTGTACACTAAGAACGATTGCATGTACTGCGATATGATGAAGTCCAAGCTTGATATCTGGGGTTACAAATATAACGTAGTTAACATCCAAGAAGATGCTGCAGCAAAAGCATACATCCTATCAAAGGGCCATAAGGTTGTACCACAACTATACTATGGTAACAACCACGTTAACCCGAATATCAATACAGAGGAATATACGCAAAGCATTCTTGAACAATATATCGGTCACTTGGATGATGTGAAATGAAAATAGGATTCACCTGTAGTACTTTTGATCTACTTCATGCTGGACACATTATGATGCTTCGTGAAGCCAAATCTGTATGTGATCATTTGATTGTAGGTCTACAGGTCGATCCTAGTGTTGATAGACCCGATAAGAATAAACCAATTCAAAGCCTGATCGAGAGGTATACCCAGCTTCAGGCAGTCGAATATATTAATGAGATTATCGTATATCAAACTGAAGAAGACCTTGACGACATTCTTAGACTGTATCCTATTAATGTACGCATCTTAGGCGAAGAGTATAAGACCCGAGACTTTACTGGTCGCGAGACCTGCAAGGCTCGTGGTATCGAGTTACACTTCAATAAAAGAGACCATCGATTCTCGTCATCAGATTTACGTAAAAGGGTTTGCGTTAATGAATCCATTTGAATTTGTAAAAGCTATTAACAATAAAAAGAACATCATTAGGGATGACTTGGATGAAAAGTCCTATCTCCCTTACATGATTAACCACACTTTCTCTTACTTCCCAGATACTGCACTTCTGGCCAATGAGATGAACATCAACCACCATCTTGACAATAAGCTTCAAAACGATTTTTTCATAAATACTATACGAAAGAATCCTAAGCGCTTTTCCAAATGGAACAAAGTAAAGCACGACGGTGATTTTGAAGCGGTGAAAGAATATTATGGGTATAGTAATGATAAAACTCGTTCTGCTCTTTCACTACTTTCTGCTGAACAAATAAACATAATTAAACAGAAGGTGGATCATGGTGGAAGAAAAGGAAAACGCGCCAGTTGAATGGTCGCCTCAGGATATGCTCGAAGTTACACTTAACGAGCCAGATGATTTCCTGAAGGTCAAAGAAACACTTACTCGTATCGGCATTGCATCTCGTAAGGACAAGAAGCTTTATCAGTCGTGCCATATCTTGCACAAGCAAGGTCGATACTTTATCACACATTTCAAAGAGCTGTTCCTCCTAGATGGTAACAAATCTACACTTGAGTTATCAGATATTCAGCGTAGGAACACTATTGCAATGCTATTATCTGACTGGGGTTTGTTGACAATCGTCAATAAAGAAAAGGCAAATGACACTGCACCTCTTCGTCAGATTAAAGTTCTTCCATTTCGTGAGAAAAACGAGTGGGAGCTACTTCCGAAATATAACATAGGTAGATGATTATACGGAAGTAATTGAAGTTATCTTTCCGCTCAGCGTAGAGATAAACACTATAAATATTAGTGGATGCCAATCATGGGTCCATATTTCTTGCTTTAATTAGGAGAATTCAGATGACAAATAATCAAAAGTTCGCTCGATTTCCTCGTGCCGCATTCGTAGGTTTTGACCATATCTTCAACGAACTTGAAGAAATGTCCAAGCACGCTACAGACCATTATCCTCCGCATAATATTATTAAAGATGAAGATATGAAGTATCGTATCGAAATCGCGACCGCGGGTTTCAAGGAAGAAGAGCTTTCGGTAGAATTAAAAGATGGCGTACTGCACGTCAATGGAGATCATACCCCACGTGGTCTGACCTTCGTTCACAAAGGTATTTCCACCCGTAAGTTCCATCGGTCCTTTAGACTGTCTGAATATACACAAGTTACAGGAGCTTCTCTGGAGAACGGTATTCTAGCAATTCATTTAGAAGTCGTTCTGCCCGAAGAGAAGAAGCCTCGCAAAATTGCAATTAACAATCACAGCGAGGTAACAAACAATGCTGAACTTCTTACGGAAAATGGGTAACGGACTCATCGAAGCACGAATGAATCACGCCTATCATGGTGTGGCTCAATACATCCAACGTGAATACAATACTGGTATTCCCCAGTATGAAATTGTCGATATGCTGAAGAAGGATGGTTACGATGCAGTCATTAATCGAATCCGCTAAAACCTGGTTTGCCAAACAAGCCAAACGAGCCGCAATGTCTGAGGAAGAAAGATACCTTTCCGACTCGATCGACCTTGTGGACTTTGAAGCACGCCAACAAAAGATCATGTACAACCAAGCACCGTACCAGATCAATGGCAGACATTGGTTAGACTCACGTCAATACCATTAATTAAGAGGGAGCTTCGGCTCCCTTTTTCTTTCAGAGGACCTAATGACTATACTACTACGATGGTGGTCGATTAAGACCAAGCTAGTCAGTTGGCACACAGCACACCTTTGGAGCCAACTTAGAATAAAAGTAAATCTGCACAACGTAACGCAAAAGACCTTTCAGTTTTTAAACTCAATCCCAGGCATTTTTTAGTTTACATTTCCCGCTATATGATGTACAATGCGAAACATACTAAGAAAGGTAAGCTATGAGTTTCTACACATCCGTTGACATATACGGTGACAATATCGTCTATCGTGGCTACGATGACGACGGCAACCAAGTTGCATACAAGCAAGGCTTTGAACCCACCATGTTCATTCCGTCTGATCGACCAACCGGTTGGACTACTATGGAAGGTCAGCCTGTACAGAAGTACCACCTCAACTCTCCCAAGCACATGCGTAACTGGGTAGCTATGAAAGAAAGCACATCTGGTGAACGCTATTGGGGCTGTGACCGTGCAGTCATCCAATATCTCCAGGAGATGTTTCCCAATGAGGTAAAGTTCGACCAGTCTATGATCAACTCGGTCAACATCGATATTGAAGTACACTCAGAGAACGGCTTTCCTACGCCTGAAGAAGCAGCCGCTCCAGTGACCGCTATCACCCTTAAATCGTCCAAAGACGATGTGTATCATGTCTGGGGCATGGGTGAATATGATGCGAACAAATCACCGCACCAGCACTTGAATATAGACTACCAGCGCTACGACTCAGAAGAAGAACTGCT